GCGGTTAGCTCAGCTGGGAGAGCGTTAGCTTTGCAAGCTAAATGTCATCGGTTCGATCCCGATACCGTCCACCAAGCTTGGATAGGTGGCAGAGAGGCTTATTGCGCCGGTCTTGAAAACCGGAGTACTGTAACAGGTACCGTGGGTTCAAATCCTACCCTATCCGCCAGTGTAAGGAATGTATAATTCATGATTGATTGTATGATAATCGGTGACTCAATAGCTGTCGGAACGCAGATGTTCTGGAAAGAGTGTGCGCTTTATGGCAAGGGAGGTATCAACTCCTGGCAGTGGAATCAGATGTGGCAGGTATTGTCAGAAGACGCTAACACTGCCATTATTAGCCTAGGCACCAATGACCATATTGGAGTTAACACACGTGCCGAGCTTGAGAAAGCTAGGTCTAAGATTCGCGCTCGCAGAGTCTTCTGGCTTCTTCCATACGGTAACAATCCAGCATCTAAGGTGACTATTCAAGAGATTCAGAAGATCGTAAGAGATGTAGCTGCTTTAAACAGTGATACGATCATCGAGATGACTAGCATGCAGTCTGATAAGATACACCCCAGCTGGGAAGGCTACAAGAGGATCGTAGATCAGGCCAAGAATTAAGCCTCAGTGGTGGAATTGGTAGACACGCGAGATTTAGGTTCTCGTGTCGTAAGACGTGGGGGTTCGAGTCCCTCCTGAGGCACCAATCGTTGAAAGGAGATAGAGCAATGGGAAAAGTAGTATTAAAAAATAAATCTGCTCGTATAGTAGAAAATAAGAACGGCACTAGGTCTACTTACACTTCTTATAAGACGCAGAATGGTACCAAGTGGCACAAGACCGGCGGAGTGTCTACATCCCGCTCACGAAAAAAGTCTTAATAAAAGCGCCCTTAGCTCAGCTGAATAGAGCAACAGCCTTCTAAGCTGTGGGTCGCTGGTTTGAGTCCAGCAGGGCGCGCCAATTTTTTTAGTGTACAGCTATTGAAAATTATGATACTATAATAATAACGGCGTGACACCGGGATGGTGGGGAGGCCCTTATAAAGCCTTTAGCAGTGGACTACTGTTTCTTGTGGGTTCGAATCCCACCGCGCCGACCAAATTTGCCCGCTTGGCGGAATCGGTAGACGCAGGAGACTTAAAATCTTCTTCCTATGGAGTGCCGGTTCGAGTCCGGCAGCGGGCACCATCTTTAAAGAGGAGAATACGTTGATCGAAATTTCTGACACTGTCGCGCAAGAACTAATCAACATCGCTCAAAATGACTACATGATAGACGGAGCTTATCTTCCTGCCGGAGAGACTCTTATGAAAGCTGCTACTCTTCTTATTAGCTTGAAGCTAAGAGAAGATAGGCTTCTAGAGTCGTTCTGCGAGATGGAGCAATCCTTGAGTAAAGCTAGAAGAATTATATGACAAGAAAATGGGAGCTTCGCTATCTTTCTATGGCGAAGCTCATATCTAGCTGGTCTAAAGACCCGTCTACCAAGGTCGGCGCCATAGCAGTCGGCCAGCACGGCCAGGTGCTGGCCCAGGGATACAACGGGTTTCCCAGAGGAATAGTAGACCTGCACGAAAGGCTTATCGATCGGGAGACGAAATACGCGTTTACCATTCACGCCGAGATGAACTGCATATATAACTCGTCTCTGTCTGGAGTGTCTCTCGCGGGTTCTACGATGTACGTCTACGGTCTCCCGATGTGTCACGACTGCGCCAAGGGAGCTCTTCAGTCTGGAGTTAAGGCCGTGGTATGCGCCTTCGACGACACCATGCTCCAGAAGTGGGAGGAGTCCTGGAAGATAAGCAGGACGATGTTTGAAGAGGCTGGAGTGGCGTACTCAAGCTATAGTTTGGCTGATGTAAAATAGTAGTGTACATTAGGCTAGATCTATAGTATAATAGACTCAAGATTGGAGATTATCGCTATGGATTACGTTTACGTACAGGTTCAGAATTCTGGTGTTTGGCAGGACGTCACGTCCTGCCTTAACGACTCACAGTTGATTCTCTGTGAGATGAAGAACGTGAAGAATATCTACCCAGATCTTCGCGTTCGTACCGTCGACAAGGACGGTAGACTTATCGACATGCTGGGTTAACTTAGGAGAAAGTATAGTATGAAGACTACAACGCAGAAGGCTAAGCTCGTCAGCTCCTTCAAGAAGGGCTCACAGTATACTGCGGCTCAGATCGCGTCGCGCTTCGGCGTGGCGAACCCGACGGCCATGATTAACTTCCTGCGCCGCGAGGGCTACCCGATCTACGCCAACGAGGTGACGAACAGCCTGGGTCAGACCTACACCAAGTACCGCATGGGTCGCCCGACTCGTCAGATGATCGCCGCGGGCTTCGCGCTGCTCGGCGCCGAGAACTCGGGTCTGACCAAGTAAGCGTATATATAGCGTAGCACCGCGGGAAAGTTTTCGGAGCGAAGGGCCCGCGGCCCGTTGATGCTCCAGCAGATTGAGCGCGCAGAGTGATGAACTCGTAAGCCGCGCTTTTCTTCTATATTATTCCATGTAGAGAAAATAGTCGTAAAAACGCTGATAGAAATTTTGATAAGTCTTTAATCATACTATGGGAAATAGTTATTCCTGGACGGGCACAAGGTGGGCCAGCAGATTGTTAATCTGTACATCAGGTAGGTTCGATTCCTACTCCAGGAGCCAAAGCTGCAGTAGCTCAGCTGGTAGAGCAGGGGTTTTGTAAACCTCAGGTCGGGAGTTCGATCCTCTCCTGCAGCACCATTTTACCGAGTGTAGCGCAGCCTGGTAGCGCAACTGCTTTGGGAGCAGTGGGTCGGGAGTTCGAATCTCTCCACTCGGACCATTTAGCGAGTATGATGTAACGGTAGCATAGCGGTCTCCAAAACCGTTCGTTTTGGTTCAAATCCAGATACTCGTGCCATAAATAAGCGCTATGAGAAACACACTCGTAGCGCTTATTCTATTTCTGGTGTCAGCTGTATCAGCAGCGGCCCAGAGCTTTTCCAGCATAGGCCCGCTAGGTCACAGTAACGTTAATGTTATAATAGCCGGCTCAATTAATAACTCGAGTGTTATTATGGCGGCCGGCCCTCTCATGGGCAGCGAACCTCTCGAGTCGGCTCGACCGAGCTCGTCAGTCATGCCTAGACCGTCACCGCCTCGATCGAGCACGGCTAAGCCAAATCATCTGCAGCTATCGGCGATAGACCTGATAGTCTATCCATATTCTCCGACGATATATAGCTTTATCGTGAATCGTCCCAGAAGCTTAAACTGATATGGAGAATGAGCAGTGCCGATAACCGTACAAGTATTAAAAAATCTCTGCCCATATGGCAAGTCAGGCCTGATCGATGAGGTGGTAGATAACTTCAACAAGTTGGCGCCAAACTTCAGTGTTACGAGCGATCTGCGCGTGTGTCACTTCTTCGCTCAGGCCGCCGTGGAGACCGATTGGTTCAAGACGCTGCAGGAGTACGCCTCCGGCGCGGAGTACGAGGGACGATCTGATCTAGGCAACGTCAACCCAGGCGATGGCGTTAGATATAAGGGTCGAGGAATATTTCAGACTACTGGTCGCTACAACTACAACGACGTCGGCAAGAAGATGGGTATAGACCTATTGTCCGACCCGCAGCAGCTTCTCGAGCCTAAGAACGCAGTTCTCTCGGCTCTAATATATTGGCGCGACCATAAGATCGAGTCCATGGCAGATGCCGATGACGTCTACGCGGTGACTCGCGCTATAAATGGCGGGTACAACGGTATTAACGAGCGCAGGCGCGCTCTCGACGTTCTCAAGGCTACTCTGAACAAGAAGTTCATCGGCGCCGGCAGCAGCTTGGCTGACGTGGAGCACGTTCAGATAATGCTGAAGGTTCTTGGTTATAAAGTTGGAGTTGTAGACGGGGTGTACGGGCCAGCCACATCCCAAGCAGTTCGTTTATTTCAGAGCGATAACTCTCTGCCCCAGACCGGCCTGGTGGAAGACAACACTCTAGCGCAAATAGAGAAAAAGTTTAATGAAAAAAAGAAAGAATAAAAATACGGCGCCCGATATTATGCACAGTTGGATAGCGAAGTTTATAGCGGTTGTAACAGTACTATCGTTCTTCTCATACATCGGGGCAGTTACATTCTACCCGTTGATATGCTGCGGTAAAGACATGAACATGGAGTTCGTGAATCTGGCGATCGGTTGGATCGGCGGTGTGGCGACGGCTGTGATCACCTTCTACTTCGGCTCGTCTCAGTCCAGTGTGGATAAGAATGAGTTGATCAACAAGGCGATCGGTAAGGCTGCCGCACCGGCGTCGATAAGCGTAATAAGAGAAAAGATAGATGAGGTTAAGAAGAACGACCCTTAAAGACGTAGAGTCTCTTCTAGAGATAGAGAGACTCTCATTTAAGTCTAGCGCTTTTTCCCGCAGGTCTATATTATATCACGTCAGGAATAACTTAGTCATATGCGCCGAGTCGAAAGATAAGATCGTCGGCTATATCTGCCTATCTCCACTGACCAAGAGAAAGCGCAGGAGAGTATACTCAATAGCCGTGCATCCGGATCACAGGAAAAACGGTGTAGCCGAAAGCCTTATGGTAGAGGCTGAGCGAAAGTCTAAGTCTAGAGAGATATATCTCGAGGTAGATGTGACCAACATCGGCGCGATAAGGCTCTACACAGGTCTAGGATATGAGACTTTTGGCCGCTACGTGGGATACTACGGCAGGACTGACGCCCTCAGGATGAAGAAGTTCATTTAGTAGTTTACTTTTAGACACGTCTGGTGTATAATTAGACATATAGCCAGGAGTGTGTCATGATCGAGGTTCAATATACTGTGCGCGGCGATGATCGACTGGGCTATCTGGAAGATCACGTAAGGCGCTTTGACTCAATGCCGGAGGTCTATGACTTCATCAAGCGAGTAATGCTCCACCGTCGCGTCGATGGTAAACTCGTGATTGGCACGCCTCTCGTCGAAGACGTCAATAAGTAATTTGCTACTTCTCGAGACGCTTCTTAGACTGTATTAGGAACGTCTCGAGACTTTTAAGCTTGTTACGGCATACCTCGAGATTAGACTTAAGCTCTACTACTACTTTAGCTACCTGGAGATCTGTCAGAGTAGAGATGTCTGGAATGACTACTGTATCAGGGCAGTCAAACATCTCCCGGTCTGGCATCACGACTACCGGCTTCTCTCTGGTGAGAAACTCTACAGACGGCCCGCACCCTGAGATGGCTATAGCTATAGCTAGCAGTATCAACATTCTCATTGCGCTATATCTCGGAGTGTTTTCTTGAGAATTTCTGAAGCCGGTCTATCAAGTCTCTTAGCCTCGTCAGAGCCGAGAAAGTTATTGATTCCCGATAGCTTCTTATCAAGATTTTGCTTAAACTGCTTTTCATCTTCTAATATCTTGTCTTGAACTTGTTTAATATCCGTAAGCTTCTGGTTAAACTCTTTCTGGTCTTTAAGGAGCTGCTCAAGCTGAGACTGGTTAAACTCGAGAAGAGCTCTCTGCTCGATCGAGTGCTCCCACCAGAAGTACACAAAGACGACGGCAGCAGCGCCAGCGATATATCTCCAGTAGCTGGAAAGGAATGGCAAGATCAAAGCAAGCATAATTATCCTTCTTTTCAAGTATTTATAAATAGTAACGCCATGCGATTTGTAAGAATTCCAGAGCACGCTATAGAAAAAGCTGCAGCCATGATGGAGCAGCTCGGCGAGCCAGAAGACAACAGCTTCACCAGCATCATGAGTAAGATCGCTGTATTTAAGGAAGCTGAGATGACACCCATCGTGCTGATGGATCCTACTAGCTACGCCGTCTACGTGGTTGCCGAAGAAACTTTTATGAAAAAGTTGAACTGAGGCCTTTACAAGTTCAACTCGAATACCTATATAATACTGGCGCGACCTAACAGTGCGCTTTCTCAACAACCTTGCCTAACCGGAGGTACTACATGAAGACTTATAGTTTTGACAGCACTTGGGCTGATACCATCAACAAGATGTCCAAGAACTTTATCGGCTTCGACAAGATGTTCAACTCCATGATGGAGTCATCTGAAGCCCTGGCCAAAGCGGCCAACACCTACCCGCCATACAACATCAAGAAAGTCGACGAGAACAAGTACGTCATCGAGCTCGCCGTTGCTGGCTTCAGCAAGCAGGACATCGAGATCACCCTCGACGAAGACAAGCTCGTAATCGACGGTAAGACAACACTTGATACCGCGATCGGCGATGGAGTAAACCAGACATTCCTCTACAAGGGAATCTCTGAGCGCCCGTTCAAGCGCGTGTTCGCTCTGGCCGATAACGTCGAGATCAAGAACGCAGAGATGATCAACGGTCTCCTTAAGATCTGGCTTGAGAACATAATCCCAGAGCACAAGAAGCCGAAGAAGATCAACATCGACGAGAAGCCAGTCTCTGACAAGAAGCTCCTGACAGAGGGAGACAAAAGTCATGATTAAGACATTCTTGAACCGCGTGTGGGACTACCTCACGATGCCTGGAGAGATCATAACGCAGTCTAAGTATCTGTCTCAGGCGACAGATACCGCTGATCTAGAGCGCAGGATGCGCGAGGTGCAGCGCGCTCGAGTGAGACTGCAACACCTGTGAGAGCGGGGGCTTCGGCCCCCTCTTTCTTGTTTACATCTAGTCGTAACTGTTATATAATGGGCGCATGGCATTCTACACCAACTTCTTCAGCAGGGGTAGTCGAGTATATCTCCGCGGCTACGACAAGGGTCAATTCTTCGACGAGGTCGTATACTACAAGCCATATCTCTTCGTTCCCAGCAAGAAGGGTACGTTTAGGACTATCGACGGGCGCCAGGTAGATAAGGTTCAGTTCGACACTATCCGAGACGCTAGAGACTTCGTGGAGAAGTATAAGGACGTCGAGCAGTTCAAGGTATATGGCTCTACAAACTTTCCATACGTTTACATCAACGACAGATTCCGCGGCGACGTGGAGTACGATCCCACCAAGGTAAGCGTCGTAACTCTCGACATCGAGTGCGACTCGTCCGACGGCTTTCCAGACATCGCGACAGCCGACAAGATGCTCACCGCGATTACCCTTAGAAAAAAGGGCAAGAGCGTCGCGTTTAGCTACGGCGACTTCAAGACCGACGACCCAAAGATCTTCTACGTCAAGTGCGAGAACGAGGAAGACCTGATCAAGAAGTTCATCAAGGTATGGACCTCTCGCGCCTGGCAGCCAGACATCGTCACCGGCTGGTACATCGAGTTCTTCGATATTCCCTATCTGATCAACCGCATCGCGCGTGTTCTAGACATGGACTGGGCGAAGAAGCTCTCGCCGTGGAAGATGCTAGACGAGCGCAAGGTTGAGTTCAGGGGTAAGGAGGCGCAGAGCTTTAACATACCAGGCCTAGCAGTTCTCGACTACTACCAGCTGTACCGCAAGTTCAGCTTCTCCAACCACGAGAGCTACAAGCTAGACTACATCGCATCCGTCGAGCTGGGCGAGAAGAAAGTCGACTACTCCGAGTACGGGACGCTTCACGGGCTGTACCACAGCAACTTCCAGAAATTCATCGAGTATAACATCCATGACTGCGTGCTCGTCGACAAGCTGGACGACAAGCTTAAGCTGATCGAGCAGGTCATGGCTCTCGCCTATGACGCTAAGGTCAACTTTACGGACACGCTGACCACAGTGCGGTCTTGGGATACTATTATCCACAACTACCTGATGCGTAGCAGTGTCGTCGTTCCACCGATGAGGGATAGCCGCGGCTTCAGCGCTCTGGTGGGCGGCCACGTCAAGGAGCCACAGCTCGGGATGCACAAGTGGGTGGTGTCTTACGACTTGAACAGCCTGTACCCGCATCTCATCATGCAGTACAACATCAGCCCTGAGACGTTTGACAGGCGCGTTGAGATGCCTTCCATCGACTTCCTTCTCGAAGGCACTTGGGAATATCCCGACACCGCGGTTGCGTACGCCGCAAACGGGTGCACATATCGCAAGGATAAGCAGGGGTTCCTACCCGAGCTGATGGAGAAGATGTACGACGATCGATCGAAGTACAAGAAGATGTCGATCGAGGCCAAGAAGAAGTACGAGGAGACCAAGAACGTCGACGATCTAAAGCTTGTGGCCAGATATCACAACCTCCAGCTCGCCAAGAAGATTCAGCTAAACTCAGCCTACGGCGCTCTCGCCAACGAGTACTTCAGGTGGTTTAACTTCAACCACGCCGAAGCGATTACTACGTCCGGACAGCTCTCGATTCGCTGGATCGAGAAGAAGATGAACGCCTTCATGAACAAGCTCATGAAGACCGATGATAACGACTACGTGATCGCGTCAGATACCGACTCAATCTACATCAACTTTGGTCCTGTCGTCGAGTACCTAGGTTTAAGCGATAAAACTGATCATGAGATCTGCGGCCTGATCGACAAGTTCTCAGAGCAGAAGATCGTTCCATACATGGAGCAGTCTTACGGCGAGCTCGCTGAAATGATGTCTGCATACAAGCAGAAGATGCAGATGAAGCGCGAGACCATCGCCAACAAGGCGATATGGAAGGCGAAGAAGATGTACATCATGAACGCCCTAGACATCGAGGGCGTGGTGTACAAGGAGCCCAAGCTTAAGCTGCAGGGCATCGAGGCCGTACGTTCTTCCACGCCGCACGTCTGCCGCGACAGCATTATGACCGCGATCAAGCTGGTCGTTAGTCGCGACGTCGTGACCCTGCGCGAGTACGCCGAGAGCTTTAAGAAAGAGTTCATGAGCATGCGCTTTGAGCAGGTCGCGTTCCCACGGTCGGTGAAGGAGATCGGTAAGTGGAGAGACAGCTCCAGCATCTATAAGAAGGGAACACCGATTCACGTCAAGGGCGCGCTGATCTTTAACGATCTCCTGAAGCGTCACGGGATCAAGAACATACAGCCCATATCAGACGGCGACAAGATCAAGTTCTCATACCTGAAGATGCCAAACCCAATCAAGGACACCGTCATCTCGGTTCCCGACTTCCTGCCGGATGAGTTCGAGCTGGATAGATATATAGACCGCGAGCTCCAGTTTCAGAAGACGTTCCTAGACCCGATTAGATCGATCTGCGACATCATTGGCTGGAAGCTCGAGGAAGTCGCAACGCTGGAGAATTTCTTCTCATGACAGACAAAGACTTAGAGGACGACTTTGGGTTCTCACTTATATCCGAGGAAGAGCTCAACGCGGGCGTCCAAGACGTAACAGACAAGCTTCACGGGCTTCGCAAGATGGTGATGCCCCTGCTCAATAATCTCATGAAAAATCCAGACAAGGAGTACATCTTCTGGCCAGATCGAGTTAAGAAGATACAAGCGTTCATCAAGAAGATGGACGCGTATATCGAGCAATAATAGTTTACAAATCAATACAACTAGTATACAATAATACACCGCACATACAGGAGATATGAATGTCGCTCAGAGATAAGCTGATCAAGAATAGTACCGTCAAGCTGACCAACACGCTGGCAGACTCAACGGTTTTCACCACCAAGGACATGATTCCCACCTCAGTGCCGATGATCAACGTCGCGCTGTCCGGCGATCCCAACGGCGGTCTGACAGCCGGCACGACCATGATAGCCGGCCCGTCTAAACACTTTAAGACAGCGTTCGCCCTGCTCATGGCCAAGTCTTATCTGGACAAATACGCCGACGGTGTCGTTCTCCTGTACGACTCTGAGTTCGGCTCACCGCAGGACTACTTCCAGTCGTTCGGAATCGATCTGGAACGCGTGGTACACACGCCGATCACTGACTTCGAGCAGCTTCGCCACGACTGCAGCACGCAGCTAGAGAGCATCGAGCGCGACGATCACGTCATGATCCTAGTAGACTCGATCGGTAATCTGGCCTCACGCAAGGAGGTCGAGGACGCGATCAACAAAGAGGCCTCTCCCGCAGACTTCACTCGAGCCAAGGTGAACAAGTCGTTCTTCCGCATCGTTACCCCCAAGCTAAACCTCAAGAACATCCCAATGGTAGTGATCAATCACACCTACATGACCATGGAGATGTTCTCCAAGCCCGTGGTCGGCGGCGGTACAGGTTCTTACTACGGCGCAGACAACATCTGGATCCTGGGCCGACAGCAGGACAAGGACGCCGACAAGAAGGTCGCTGGATATAACTTTGTGATCAACGTCGACAAGTCTCGCTTCGTCAAGGAGAAGAGCAAGATCCTGATCAACGTGACTCACGCCGAAGGCATCAACCGCTGGTCTGG